CTTGGCTATCGAAAACGAGTTACAGTGCAGTGATCAAGAATCAGTTTCTGAAGGCTGCTGAGTTGGGTGTCGATCCCTTTTCCGCCAAAGCTCAGCGTTTTAAGGGGTTTCTTAAGAGCGAGCGTATGCCAAGTTGCTCTAAGATACCACGGGGAATAAATGCTCCATCAATAACACTGAAGATGCATTTGGGTCCAGTGTTCCATGCAATTGAGGAGATAGTTTATTCACATAAGGCGTTTGTGAAGCATATCCCTGAGCGTGATCGGCCCAAGTATATTATGGATACAATCGGCTGGGAAGGTAGTTTGATCGCCACTGACTATACTTGTTTTGACGGTCATCTGGGTGCGCAGCTGAGAAATGTGTGCGAATGGGAACTGTACAAATACATGTGTTCGCGCCTTCCGCTGCGTAATACTATCCTGGAGCTGATTCAAACACAGATGGGTTTTCGTAGAGTGTCCAGTAAATTTGGGTCATTCATGTCTGATTGTCGGATGTCGGGAGAGATGTGCACGTCCTTGGGCAACGGATTTACGAATCTGGTGCTCATGAGCTACATTTTGAATGGCAAGGGCGTGAGAAACGCTAATGGGATCGTAGAGGGAGATGATGGGCTTTTTGTTGTTCGAGAGGGGCTGGTAACCCCCAAGGATTTCGAAGCATTAGGAATGAGGATCAAGATAAAGCGTTGTAGCGACGTATCAAGTGCTGAGTTTTGTGGGCTCATATTCGACACTAGCGTGCGTGAAAACGTCGTTGATCCTGCATACTATTTGGCTTCTACTGGGTGGAGCATTGGAGCACAACGATTTGCTGGACCTAGAGTGCGAAAGGAGTTATTGAGAGCAAAGGGGTATTCCTTGCTTTATATGGCTCCGAAGGCGCCGGTCATTAGGTCGTTGGCCAAATACATTCTCCGTTGTACCCGGGGCCTGAATTGCCGTGAGGACACGTCAATGTGGAGACACACATTTGCAAACGGCGATTTCGAACACTACAAGCCTGAATTGGACGCCAGGTTGTTGGGTCCTATACCGTTCGAAAATCGAATATTGGTCGAACGATGCTTTGGGGTTTCAGTGGGCCATCAACTCCAAATTGAGCGTTATCTCGATACGCAAGAAACAATACATACCCTCGACTTGCCAGAGATACGCGAAATAATGCCAGTTGAATGGTGTCGCTACTTCAATCAGTACAGTGCACACCTAGACTGGAGAGGCCAGCGGAGTCTGTAGTGGCAGAACCAAAACGGTAATCCCGTGCGAAGCTAGTCCAGCGAGCGTAGAGACTGCACAGTTCAACCGAGACTACAGATGAACAGTCCCTGGTATCGTCCAGGAAGTCCGTGACAAAACGATACGATGAAGAAGTTTTTGAGTCAGATTCTTGATAAGAAGGACATGGCTCAATATCAGGGTGCCATAACAGCTGCCGAAACAGCCTACGAGGTAGTAAATGCCATCTCGAACAATCCGAAAGTACAGAAGGCAATAGAAACCGTAGTATTCGGCAATTAGAATGGGGCACCCAAGAAGATGATTAAGTTGCGCCCTGCCAAGCAGCGACCTATGGCTCGCAAGAGCATTGGTGGGGCTATGATGGGTACTATAGCTGACTCACGCTTACCACGTGTTGGTATGCCCAAAATTGGGGCCGCACGTAAGTCCAAGAGCAGAGCAGCTAATGTGTATGGAAAACCAGTGAAGATCGAAGGAAAGGATTACCTGACGATTGTGGCTTCTGGTGGCAGTGACATTGAAGCAGGATCTGTACTTGTCGATCAGACAGTGGCGCCTGGCCAGTTTTCGAATACTAGGTTGGCACTGTTCTCGAAGATGTACGAAAGATTTTTCTTCACCAAATTGCGCGTTCGATATTGTCCTGTCGCCAACGCAACGGTGAG